CAAGGGTTACCCCTTCGTCCTCTGATGCGCTTTCAAGAATGTGATGAACAGCAGTGCCAAAAAGAGGCCAGATCATATCTGCCGCATCTGATGTCATCTCAGAAGATTTTTCATCTCTGAGTAGCCTGACGCGAGGGCTGTCTATTAGGGTGGTGACAGATATATCGGATTGTCCTTTACTGTATTTGTCATTACGAGCAAAGTTAACAAAGGATTGCGGTAGATTGTGATTGTTTGTAATATTCATATGACGCCTCCCAACTATCTGTTTCTATATGCCATATACAAACAGATGTGTCAACAAATGATTGGATTTATTTTATGTCTAGGAAAGTTTATACATTTCAAATACTTGGAGAGCCAGCAAGCAAGGCCAACAGTAGAAAGATTGTTACCATGCGCGGCAAGCCTGTATCCATAAAATCAGACAAGGCGAGAAATTATGTAAAGACTTTTTCTCAACAATGTGAGAAGCTGGACGAATTATTTACATCAGATGTATGTGTTGAGATGTTAATTTATTATGCTTCGAGAAGGCCTGACTTAGATGAAAGTTTAATTTTAGATTGTATGCAAGGGTATGTTTACGAGAATGACCGACAAGTTAAACAGAAAAATATTTACTGGGCGCTTGACAGAGACAGCCCCCGAACTGTCGTCAGAGTGTCACCTTTGGAGACAGGTGATATCCCAAGCTATCTCAGATGCCTACCTTGATGACATAAAGCAAAAAGAAACTGTGTCCGATTGGATAGACACCTCAGACTTCGATACCGTCTGCGACCTTGCGTCAGTAGGCTCTAATCAAATGAGAAAAAACTTTAAAGAAATTTTATTAATGAGGCCAGCCATAGCCAAAATGAAGGGCAGGCTGCTAAAGCATTTATTGGAAAAAGAATAGTTATATATAACTAATATATTATATATATATATTATAATTATATATATTATAATCAAGGAAACCTCACTCAAAAGTTGGCCTTGACAAGGTTCCTCTCTGGGCATATCGTTGATGCAGTTCTTGGAGGAACAAATGAAAATCGAAAATTCCCTTATTGGCACAGCGCACAAGTTAGGCGTTGGGCAACACAGAGTTCAGTGTCCGTTTTGCTCCAGCACTAGGAGGAAAAAAGGCATGAAAGACCTTTCCATTAATGTTGACGATAGTCACGTTTTGTATCATTGCCACCACTGCGAGGAGACAGGCAAAGTTCAAATAGAAACGCAACAATTCACACCGAGGAAAAAGCCCATGCAACTTGCGGTCAAGCACGACTACTCAGACTTATCTGGCAACGCAATCGCTTGGTTACGAGATCGTGGAATTTCAAAAGAAACCGCAGACAAAGCAGGACTCAAGACATCAACAACCTACATAAGAGCGGTCAATGCAGAGACCGAATGTGTTGTTTTCCCATACACCAACCAAGGCCAGCAGTATGCAGCCAAGATCAGGAGCCTTTCGGATAAGGGGTTTGCCTGCAATGGTAGCCCTCAGTCATTTTTTAATGTCGATAGTGTGGCAACGAATGATGATTTGATTATTTGTGAGGGGGAAATGGACGCCCTTTCGTTTATTGAAGCTGGGTATGGGAGTGTGGTTTCCGTGCCGAATGGCGCGGTGATGAAGGTTGTAGATACACAGGTTGATCCAGAGGATGACAATAAATTTAAGTTCTTGTGGGATGCCAAAAAGAAAATCGACCTTGCGGCAAAGATAATTATCGCCACAGATTGCGATACCGCTGGTCAAGCCATGGCAGAAGAGATTGCCAGACGCATAGGCAAAGACAGATGCTGGAAGATTGAGTTCCCAGAAGATTGCAAGGATGCCAATGACGTTCTGGTCAAGCATGGCAAGAAAAAGCTGGATGACATCACTGCATTCTGTAAGCCTTGGCCTGTCGCTGGCCTATATGATGCCGATCACTTTTACAAACAGCTTGATGATATCTATGACAATGGTATGGGTTCAGGGGCAAAGACTGGTTACCCGAATGTAGATGATCTTTACAGCATCGTTGAGGGGCAACTGACCGTGGTGACAGGCCATCCATCGTCTGGTAAGTCTGAGTTCATTGATCAGATCATGGTCAACCTAGCAGCCCGTGAGGGTTGGAAGTTTGGTATTTGTTCATTTGAAAATGAGCCGCGCATCCACATCGCCAAGCTGATCAGCAAGTATCTTGAAAAACCTTTCTTCCAAGGCATGACTCCGCGAATGACAAAGGATGAATTGGAACGTGGTAAAGCGTTTATTCAATCTCACTTCTCTTTCGTGTATCAGGCCGATGGATCAATGGCTACAGTCGAGGGCATCATTGAGCGACTGAAGGTTGCCGTCATGAGGAATGGCATCAGAGGGGCTATCATTGACCCATACAACTACATAGCCAAGAGCCGTGACATATCTGAGACAGATTGGATTTCCGACATGCTCACAAAGCTTCGGGTCTTCGCTCAGTCTCACGGCATACATCTGTGGTTTGTGGCTCACCCGACAAAGATGATGCGCGACCAGAACGGCAAGATACCACCGCCGAAAGGCTACGATATCTCTGGCTCTGCCGCATGGTTTGCCAAAGCTGATGTGGGGCTAACGGTGCATAGGCCAGACCCATCAAAGACAGAAAGCCAGATACATATTTGGAAGTGCAGATTTTCATGGGTGGGGCAACAGGGTCAGGCAAGCTTGTACTTCAACCCGATAACATCCACATACACCAACGAACTTGACGATCCATTTGCGGACATGCCTGAGCCGCGTTATGATGTTAAAAAGTATGGGGAGACACCGTTTTGATTAGACTGGGAAAGCAACTGCTTGAAGAAGCCGCGACCACGATAGACGCGAGGGGCGACCATTACGGTACGCCAATGGATAATTTTACGAGGATTGCCAGACTGTGGAGTGTAATACTCGACACAGAGGTCACGCCCATGCAAGTTGGGCTATGCCTTGATGCTGTTAAGACGGCGAGGCTTTGCGCTACGCCTGAGCATTGGGATAGTCTGGTTGATAAGGCAGGATATGCGGCGGCTACAGCAGAATGCTTGAAGCCAATTGGTACAGATGATAGTAGTTGACGTTTTAACAAGTTACCTGTAACTTTTATTTATCACTTTCATTGTGATTTCCTCCAAAGAACTAGGGGTGGCTCTATTGAGCCGCCCCTTTTGTTTGTGGTGGAATGCATACAGAGTAGGGAGAAGTGACAGGCTCTGTATGCTTGCGGCAGTCCCACGGCTACCGTTCAACTCCCTGTCACTTGTTCACGCTCCAATGCATCCTAATTACAAATCCATTGGGTTGCAGGTCTGCAATGTCACCGTCTGATTTGTTCCCAATGGTGTACTGCTCACTGTATTTGTCAAAGGTCATGTATGAGACAGGACGAGGCAGTTTACCCACCTTGTTGCACTCATCGACATAGCTTCTCTTTGCTTGATCAATATTCATTGATACCTCCTACTAATCGCAACTCTCTAGCCGCTCTACATGGGCGTAATGACATCCATCTTCATTTACAGAAACCCTGCGAACTCTAGTGTCGTAGCCTAGAGGTGGGTAACTTGCTTTGTATTCTTCGACTTCTCTGTCCAACGACTTTTCATCATTAGCAGTCAAAACAACTTCGATTGTTCTCATTACCATTGCCCCCTTCTCATAACTTGAATTGCACCAACTGCAAATATAAATATGCCAGAATAAAGTACAACAACTCCAGCTAAAAGATTGTTGTCTGGGTTTTCCACCCACCCGATACCAGCAAAGGCTACAAGCATTCCAAGCATTGTAACTGATGCCCATCTCAATAAGTTACCCATAACTTTTACTCCCTATCTTCTAAAGCGCACTCGACAGCTTCCTGAGCCTCAAGAGCCATGATCAGCTTTTGCCTATTGTCCTTTTGGTAAGGATGCATAAGCTGCTCAATGATCGTATCAAGACCAACCTCAATTGCATTCATTTCGGCTGGTGTTACCCTAAGATTAATTACAGTCATTTTTAATCTCCATTCCCATAAGGTTCATAACGTCAATTGTAAGCGCATCGATTAACTCAAACACATCATTAACGCGCCAATGCTCCAGAGGCTCCCAAACATGATCAGAAAAGAACTGATCAAGCTTTTCCTCTTCCCATGTATCCCAATCGTCAGGCAAATGAGATGTTAAAAAATGCCCCGACATTCTGGCAAATATTTTTGTATGCTCGATTGAATACTCAGCATGGGTCATTTCGATCTTTACGTTTGTCATTTTGTCTCTCCCTTTTGCGACCAATATTCATTCCAGTGATCAGACATAACCTCAGTCTTTTCTTCATCTGACATGTGAGCCAACAGGTGGAAAGACCTGTTAATCACTAGCTTGTCTTGAAGTTCAGTGATCTCTTCGCACTCTCCAATGTACTTTGAGACCTCATCTGCGAACCACTCTTCGCTACGCAGGACATAATTTGACATACCCATTATGCTCCCTCTCTTTCCATTTCATTTAGAGTTAAATTAACAACACGACTGCCATCAGCGCGGCATCTGTAGGCTTGCACCACCTCAGTTGATGATGCGCCGACCAGCCCCTTCACCTCTCTACGAGCCTCTTCCTCAGCATCAGCAAAGTTTGATGCCTCGACCATCACAGTACGCTGCACCAATGCTTCGACCGTAACTTCATAATATTTTTTATTCATCTGTATCTCCCTCAATAAAAACAATTTCACCGCAAGGCTTTTGAACCATTACAGAGTGTACTTCCATCCTGTCTGCTACATCCTTTGCGATTGATAGAAAAGTTGAAACCTCACTTGGAACATCATGCATTGCACACTCGACTTTGGCACATGGGATAGCCCGATCATCGTTACGCCAAAATCCAGTAACGTCATACATGGTTGCCCCACCAAAGTTTTTGATTAGGTCTTCCACTACGTTGCGGTGGATGTCCACCATCTGTCTGCCACCCGATATGAGTGGCAGTATGATAAATGCTAACTTCATTATATCCCCTCCAATTCTTTAAGGACATGAGCCTTTACCCTGCGGTCAAACAAAGCCTTGCAGTCACCTAGTGTCCGGTGAAAGGCGTGGACGTTGTTTACTGGGTAAGATGGGTCTCCGGTTACGAAATCAAAGACAGGCTTTTCCTTGGATGCCTGACCGTAAACCATTAGCCAGCCAGCGTCTTCAAACGCCTCTTTGTTTTTGACACCGAATGTTTTGACATTGAACACCGTGGTCATCTCATCATTGATGTGATCAAACTGCTTGATCTTGGCAGAATATACGAACCGCAATCCGCTTGATGATTTGATGATAGGGATGCCACGCTCCATGACTGTTTTGTGCCAAGCGCAGGATAAAGTTACATATATCTTTTTCCAATACTCTTTGCCATCATTCTCAAAGCCCAGTTCTAACTCAGGCTTTTTTCTGATGTTGACATCAAAGGACGAGCGTTGGAACGTCATGTCAAGAACCCGACTGGCAACTGATGCACCCTTTTTGCCGTGGTCTGCGACTGGGTGGTAATGCTCTCGCACCCTTTGGCTACGCCTGATCTTGGACATAGCATCGGTCAACTCATCAATATATGAAACGATTGCTCGCCTTGCGTCAGAGTGAATTTTTTCAAAACCTTCTTGGAACGCATTCGCCTCATC